GAGCACAAATTAAAATTAGTTCTGGTATTTGATTCAATTGAATGGATTGCGATGTAAGAGAACTAGTACCAAACGCGGCTATTGCTACAGTAGAAGTAGAATTAGATAAATATCTAGGATATTCCAAATATGGTACAATATTTCTGGTCGATAATTTTGCATATTGAGTATCCTGTAGAGATAAGAAATTAAATAATAGTTGAGCATTTTGAATACCAACAGGGATGGCGGCAGTTCCTAATGCGATGCTAGTAATATAACTAGGGACTAATTGTCCGGTTTCGACATTAAATACACTCTGAGCAGTTGATATTAATCTTTTACATGTAGAGTCTAAATTTAAAATAAATGATAAATTATTTACGCCCATCAACCCAGCACCCATATTAGGGAGACAATTAGTCCAAGGCGATAGGGCTAAAAATGGTTCAGTAAAAGTGGATTGAATAGTAATAGTCCAATAATCATAAACACTAGTAGAAATTAATGAAGCGTCGGTAGATACAACTGGACCGCCCTCAACTGCAACTACTGAATGAACTACACCAATAATAGTAGGAAATGCACCGCGTGGCATAAAGTCCGAATCATAACCATTATTATTATAAGATGCAAGTGGATTATTATTTGCATATAACCCATCCGCATAATCGCCATATGCATTGTCGGGATAAGAAGGGGTCATAGAGTTGTACCGGTTTAGAACTCGATTATCATTCATTCTTACAAGCATCGGTAGCACGTCTTGTGTATTTGTTGAGACTGATGTATTATTAATTGTGCATTGAGTTGTTAAAAATAAAGAATTAATCGGAAAGTTTTGCCACGCCTCAGAAATGCCCCACGTTATAACCGATTCTAATTCTGGTACGCCGGCACCTGCTGTTGAACTAGAACCAACGGGACCATTACATTGTAAAGTAGCATTTACGGTTGCACGAATATGAAGAGCCCTAGAAAGCACTAAATTTTCTGATGGTATCTGGATGTTCCAACTAATAGATGAGTTTGAAATACTAACTGCACTAAATTGCTGGTATGTTGATTGAGCTGGACCACTTTTTACTCCAAATGATTCTACATCAGTAATATCGGCAATTGTAGAATTTTCAATTAAAACTGTTTTAAAAGATGACATTTTATATATATTATTAAATTAGATAATAATATTTATAATATTTTATTCAATTAATTCAAATAAAAATTTAATAGTGCATGATGCCCCAGCAACTAATAGAAAAGGATTAAATTGCCCTTGTCTATCCTTCCAAAATATTTGAACATCTAAATTTGAAAGAGGTGTATTACCCACCATCGCGATGCGTCTAAATTCTGCAGTCGGATTATATAAAATATTAGGTACATATATACCATCCGCACAAAAATCAGTGATTACTTGAGCTATATTACTATTATTGCCACTACCATTTATTAATTTATTATTAACATATAGAGCGGGACTACCTTCATTATTAGGCACAACTGGTAGGGTTGATGATGTTAAAACAATACTGACAACGGGGTTCCAGTTTGAAATTGTTGAATATTCTTGAACTGTTTGAATTGCTGTAAATAATGGATCTACTGTCGGGAATGGTGCTTGATTAGTATCTTGAAAAGCATTTAGTTGCAATTGAAAATTTAAACCGGTGGTGGATGTGTATGATTCAATTAAAAATGGGAAAGAACTAAACAACTGGGCGAGTGCTGGGTTGAAATAAATATATATTGGGGTTGCTAATGTCTGGCTATATGCTGTTATATCTGAATTAATAGTTGCGATATTATATACTGAATCAAAGGTCATGACGGGGGCGAAGGTGTCAGGAAAAGAAATACCAACTGCGGCTTCTAGTCCATTAAATGCTCCGATAAATGTTTGGTTAATTAAATAAATTAAATATTGATAACTGTAGACATTATAATAACCGGTATTATTATTCTGTAGTTGATTTGTATTTAATGCTGGTGCGATTGGTACTTGTGCTGTTTTATCTTGTGGCGAATACTCCATAAAATATTGATAACTAGTACCATTATATAATAATGTTATTGAATATATTGATAAGTTTGTGTCCTCTGATCCTGATTGTATTACTGGTCTAAAAATTGGGAGGCTTTGTGTGTCTAATGTCCATCTATTTATTATTAAATTATATTTTGATGGACATAATAAATAAGGTTGTGAGCGTGTTTGGTTATAATAAGCAACTGGCGGTTCTGCATTTGTATTATTTAAATTACTTATTATGACATCATAATAAACTCGCGTAGGTAAATTATTATTATTCATTATAATATAATTATATATTTTTATTTTTGAATTACTTCAAAACATTATAAATATATATAGTTCAGTTCATCATTTTTATGATATAATTATTTTTAGTTCATTAACTAACTAAAAATAATTATTTAAAATAGCCCCCCGTGCATTACTCAAAAATGTTTTATTATAGTATAATAACATTTTTGAGGAGTAAATATTAATCATTTTAATAAAACCCTATACTATATCATAAATAATATTTTACATCTGAAATAAAAATAATTAATTATTATTTTTATGTTAGAATTGCATCTAAAAATTATTTATGCTGTTGTTGCTACTTGAAAAAGTGCATAATAATTTGAAGTATCATTTGCTGGATTAATTGTTATGCCCACATCGCTGACTAATGTAATAATTGCATCTAGTCCAAATGCACCGCCGTCAACCGGTTGTAAAAAGTAATAAGAACCGGTCATATACACGCTATTACCGTCTGGGCTGTTTTGTACTACAGTTCCTAAATTAAATACACCATTTAAATTATATGATAAATTTACATTAATAAACTGACCCTCCGTCCCTGATGCTATTTGAAAATAATAATGACAAAAATAAGTACCAATGGGGATTACATCACTTGCACCCAGAGCTACAGTAAATGTAGGACCCAGGCCAGAAACCCCTGTCTTTTCAATAAATACAAAATTAGGTACAAATGGTACTGGTACCCAGACCGGTGGTGCATCTATTCCCTGTGACCCAAGTACTTGTCCGAGTGTTCCAGCGTTGCCGTTTATATTTAATTGTTTATTTAAAGTCAAAGACATTGTTGCAGTCGAATTAATTTCTATATCTGAATCAAATACTCCACTTATTATTGCTACGTCTACTAAACTATTATTATTTAAATTAATATCAAAAGCTCCAGCATTATTGTCTATCTCTAAAACTGAAGCTAATCCAGTACTACTAGTGTCCGACCATGAAGGCGGTAGAACATCGCCCTGTGACGTTAATACTTGTCCCACCGTTCCCGCACTATATATACCACCACTATTTATATATAAACTACTAGTTGCTCCAAATCCCATCCAAATATTACCTGCACTTGTAATTAGAATATCACCAATGCTTATACCATCAGTTGTTGTTGTAATATTAATATCATCATTATCAATTGCGGATATAATGCTTGATACTGCTATGCTATTTATATCAATAATATCATTATTATTCATATCAATTGAAAGTGCACCCGCACTGTTCCCATTTGTTAAAACTTCAGAGAGAGTTCCAACACTTCCACCGCCACTACTCCAATATGGAGCAACGCTACCGCCACTTGTTAATACTTGTCCGCCCATTCCCGCGTCTCCGTTTATTAAAATAGCACCACTCATCGGATTTAAAGTTAAAATTAAATCGCCAGTCGGGTTTAAATTTATATTAACCGCATCCAACGTTATATCGACAGTACTAGAAATATTAATAACATCTAAATTTAAAACATTAGTTATATCATTATTATTCATATCAATTGAAAGCCCACCCGCCGAGTTGCCAGAACTTAATACAACTTCTAATGTCGGTATGAGAGTTTCAATGTCCGACCATGTAGGTGCTACAGCGGTACCATTGCTTGTTAATACTTGTCCCGCCGTTCCCGCATCGCTATTTATAAATAAAACAGATGTTGCCCCAATAGTCATTGATATATTATCCGAGCTTACTAATAATATATCACCAGTTGTTGTTGTTATATCAATATCAGCAGTTGTAGATAATATACTTGATACTGATAGTTGATTTAAATTATCAATATCAAGTCCGCCTGCGTCATTACCATTTCCTAGAACTTCACTGAGAGTTTCAGCACCACCAGCACCATCCGCCCACTCCGGCGATGCAACAGCACCACCGCTTGTTAATACTTGTCCCGCCGTTCCCGCATCTCCGTTTATATATAATTGTCCGTTAGTACCAGTTGTTAAATATATATCAACATCACTCGCAATTACAATATCAAAGCCTACTCCGGATGATATAGTCAGATCGGCGTCTACCGGTCCTGCAACAATTGCCACTCCCAATATATTAACATTATCTATATTATTATCATTCATATCAATATCAAGAGCACCAGCACTGTTTCCATTTGCTAGAACATCACTAAGAGTTCCAACACTACCACCACCATCGGCCCACACCGGCGACGCGAGAGAACCGCCACTTGTTAATACTTGTCCCACTGTTCCCGCGTCATTATTTATAAATAATACACCATTAGTACCAGTATTTAATACTATATCCGCATCACTGTTTATTACAATATCAAATCCCCCACTAGATAATAAATTTAAATCATCATCGGCCGGACCCTCGACCGATGACACTCCCAACACGTTGACATTGTCTATATCATTATTATTCATATCAATATCAAGAGCACCAGCACTGTTTCCATTTGCTAGAACTTCTGTTAGAGTTCCAACATCACCACCACCGCCCGTACCCCACGTAGGGGCTACACCCACACCAGAACTAATAAGCACCTGTCCAACCGTTCCCGCCTCGCCGTCTAGAGTTAGTCCGCCCACATTTCCAAAAAATAAATTAAGATTACCCCCACTCGCTATATTTAGGTCCTCCCCTGCTACATAATTTGTAATTGTTAGAACATCGCTACCAATAATACCAACCGTTGTCAGGTCTAAACAATTATTTATATTATTATCATTCATATTAATTGAATAAGCTCCGGCACTATTACCATCCGCTAGAACTTCCGCAAGGGTCCCGCCACCACTTCCGCCACCAAATAAACCACTATTGACTGCACTAATTACTGACATTTTATATATATAATTGATTTATATAATTATTCTAATAAATTATAAATATTTAATAAAAATTAATTAAAATGTTTGATTATTACAACAAATAATTTAATATATATTAGATTATTCTACTTAGATTAATATTATTATATTATTGTATGTATAAATTTATAAATTACTACTAATAAACAATCTAATATATATAATCTAAGTAGAATAATCTAATATATATTAAATTATTTGTTGTAATAATCAAAAATATAATAATTATTTATCAAAAAAATTAAATATAATTCTAATATATAATGGAGACTATTAAAAAGAATAAATTATTAAGTAATTATAAATATGAACTATCTAAAATGTTTAGTGCTAGTGATTTTGTACCATTTTTAGGACTGGATGTTGATAATAAAATTATGAAAGTATCTGAGATATCAAAATATAATGATATATTAGAATTACTACCGAAAAAAGGTGATTATAAAATAATATTGACAGAGACTGAACCAAATAGTGGACACTGGTGCTGTTTATTTAATAATGGTGCTCAAATAATATGGGCGGATTCATATGGTGTTGAACCGGACGGCGAACTTGCATTTATTTCTAATGCAATGAATAAATTATTAAAACAAAGACCAAACGAACTACAAAGAATAATGAAGACTGCATTTAAGCACGGGTTAGAACCCTTATATAGTAAAAATAAATTTCAAGCATCGTCTGATAATGTTTGTACCTGTGGACGCTGGACTGTTTTTTTTATTATGATGATTAACATGGGCTATACTCTTCCCGACATGAAAGAACTGGTTGATAGATATTCCAAAGAACTAAAAAAACCAAATGATATAATTATTTGCGACTGGATACCTTAATCCGTTTTAATATAATTTGTATCGGCGGTCAGTGTTGATGTTCCCATTGCTTTTGCATCTGCTTCTTTTTCTTTGTTTAAATTTTTATATTTATCTGTGAGGTAAATTGCTCTTAACATTGAAACCGATATTTTTTTTTCAAAGACCTTATTTAATATTCTTGTTATACTGTTAGCGGTTATATATGGATCGCCATTATACTTAACTAAAAAATTTATAATTCCTTTCTTCTTCTTCAATTCTTTATTTAATGGATGATGTTTAATATATTGTTTAATTACATTCATTAAATTATTATTAATATCTGTTGTTTGTGTTTTATATGTTCCGGCAGTTTTGTAATTATTGAAATAAAATTTATTTTCTGATAATGATATATAATTATAATCTTTATCAACTGTATCTTCATATATATTCACTATTTTCATTTTTAAGAAGTCCATGCACCGGCGGGGCGGTTGAAGTGTATATAAAGATAATACTACAAAGTCGATTAAATAATCATATTCTTTTTTACTTATTTTTTTATTATTAATATATTCATCAACATTGTCTTTTAATTTATTATATATTTCTAATACTTGTTCTTGTTCAATCCAGTTCGCGTTTTGTTTATCTGACTTTGTTGTATTGTCTTTTAATTCTTTATTATACTCCATTAATTTTTTATAATAAACATCATATAATTTTTTATTTTTAATATCTTGTTTTAATAATGATACTATTGATATTAAATAAGTCCTTTGAGTATTTTTTGATTTTTCTTTTATTTTATCCATAACTGTATCTATTGATTTTAAGAAATTAAAATTTTTGATTTCTTGGTCGCCGTTTAGTCTTTTTAAATTACTTAAATATAATTTAAGCGAGGATGGCTTTATTGATTTTGTTTTAAAATCATCTAAAATGTTTTTTTTATTCATTATATAATAATCTAAAATATATTTATTTTTTTAATTAATATTTATTAATATTTATTATCTAATTAAGATATATATATAAAATGTCAGTTATTAGTGGAATTAAATTTATTCACAGCACCTTTCTTTCTAATTTAGAATATAACCATTGGACCAGCTCTATTGTCATCCCCGCTGGTGGATTCTCAGAAGTGGCTATTAGTTTTCATAAAGAACACGTGAACGCACCACTTGTTGTTGTATCTATGCAAAGCAATATTGAAACAAATGATGCAATAGTTGTATCAACTAATGATATTACGGCCAGTGGTTTTAATATTGTTTTTTTCAACGCCGGTACTGCATCTACCAGTGGCGATTATACTGCAGTATGGTTTTCTATTGAACCTTATAATTAATATTATTTCAAAAATATTATATATAATACATATATATATAATGTCTATTTTAAGTTCAATCCCGACTTTATTAAAAAATTTAAAATTATTCAACGAATTTGGCGTTGTTAGCTCTAGTTATGTAATTGGACCATTGTCGGAACACTCAGTTATATTTGAATATCAAAATATTCATCCTACTGTCCCGCATATATTAACTTCTCTTAATACTGCATTTATTAATAATACAGCACTAGTTATTAGTGTAGGAAATATTACTACAACACAAATGACCGTCACATTTTTTAATACATCCGATCTTTTAACTACTAGCGGACAGTATAATTGCTTGTTCGCACTTCAAGTTTAATAATAAATGTTTATTAGTTTTAATATGATGAACAAAATTGTCAGTCCTATATCTACCACCGCAACTACAAATATTTTTTTTTGATTTATGCTCAGTTATAGACACAATATTGTCTTTATAATATTGTTTTGTTGTTCTCAATGGGATTTGAATATTTAATGGTGGATTTAATGTTCTAATATAATGGGATTCAACTATAAATTTATTTTGTATATCACTTGTACAAAATTCTGTTAATATTTCAAATTTAAAATTTTCTATACCTCCATTATTTCTTATTGATTCATATAATTTTAAACAATTATTTAAATTATTTATTTGGCACCGATGTTGGCTCATTCTATTATTATAATCACATGTTGATCCGATGTAAAATAATAATTCTTGACTTGTATGTTGAATTTTATACACGGTTATTAATTTATTATTTAACATTCTATATATTATTAATTTAGATTATTTTTTTTAGAATCTAATTTATTTTTAATCCATAAATTAGATGGGTTGAATATTTTTTTAATTGCTAGTTGTTCTTTTGTCATTATAATTTTAATAATGGGCGGATTGCTTATACTTAACATATTTAATTATATTAATATATTAGAAAAAAATAAAAAAAATAATTTAGTATCTTAATATATAATAAATAATGTCTAATAGAGAAAAAAAACAACTACAACCAAGAAAACCTAAAACAAAAACACCACCACCGCCGGTATTAGCACCTACACCACAACCAGCACCGGTTATTATATCTAAGAAAATGATTAAAGAATTAAAAATTAAGCCAGTAAAAATTAAAGTATTAAAAATAGAAGCAGTAGAAGCAGTAGAAGCAGTAGCACCAGTAGAAGCAGTAGAAGCAGTAGCACCAGTAGAAGCAGTAGCACCAGTAGAACCAGTAGTAGCACCAGAAACGCCTATCGCCGTAATTAATGAAATAAATGAAACAAATGATAAAATAAAAATTATCAAAGATTTAAAAAAGAAAGATCCTAAAAATAAAGAGTTATTTCAACAACTTAAAGACGCAACCGCAGTTTTAAAAAAATTAAAATTATTAGTAGTTTAATTTATTTATTCGGATACAAATTATTAATATAATTTAAAAATTTTGGATCATGTATTATATTAATTAATTTTATATGAACCGGTTTTGGTTTTTGTTTTGGTTTTGGTTTAGATGGCATATGATATAGATAATTATAATTTATTTATTATTAATAAATTATAATTAGCAAATGTTTATATAATATTGAATGTATATATAATTAATTGTATTAATCAAAATTAGAGCATTTTTTGAAACGTGTGATTAAATTTATCGCTTATCTTGATGCAAATTTTTTTAATTTCTTGTAATTCTTTTTTACTTAGCCCGCGTAATCGTTCATCAATATAATTTTTAACAAAGCCGTGAACCGAATATTTAAACCATACTCCGTGTCTACCATTACATTCTCGAATATGATATAATTTACTATGGTCGGTGTCGTGAGGATAATCGTCCGCCATATCCATATTTATTAATAATTGAAATTCGTCGGCTTTTTGTTTAGTTTCTTCAATTGTTAAATTTTTAAGTTTAAGTTTATTATTAAATTCTGTAAGTGTCATTAATAAATAATTCATTTTTCTATATATATATTATTATATAATTATTTCTTTATATTACTTTTCTATTAAATAATTTAATTAATTAATTTATGATGTATCATTTTTATAAATAATTATTTTTAGTTTATTAATGAACTAAAAATAAAAATTTAAAATAGCTTCCCGTGCATTACTCAAAAATGTTTTATTATAGTATAATAACATTTTTAAGGAGTAAATATTAATCATTATAATAAAATTGGATATAATAATTAATGATGTTTTTAAGTAATTAATATTAATCAATAAAATAATCGACACTCGGGTTCTCAATATCTAAAATTTTATATAATTCATCACTATATCCATTTATATTGTTATTATAATATTTACTTATATCAAATTGCTCTTTTATATATTCTTTGTTATAATTATATATATATATTCTTTGTCCATTTATCATCTGCTGTTTTTTACTAATTATTTTATTAGTTGAAATGTTCTTTATCATTTGTATAAATGTTTGATATATTTCTAATTTATTTGTCGGTGCATCTTTGAACCTAAACAATAATTTTATTTGTTTCCATTCCCGTTCATCAAATTTAATGTCGATATTCTCTTCATTTAAATTTAATTGATTGATATTATATTTATTTTTGTATTCTCTCATTATTTTAATTTTTGTATATACATTATTAAATATTTTACAATTATAATTTTTGTCTAGTAAATTAATAAATTTGTTTTTAATATAATAATCACTTTTGAAAAGTCTATTAATATTTAAATGGTCTTGTAATTCAAATGGGTCTAATAATAATGTTTTATATTTAATTAATATTTCTTTGTCATCCGGTAAGCATAACAACTGTTGCCTTTCTTTTAATATAATATTGTTTGTAGTTCCTTCAATCCAACTATTAAATATATTATCATTGTATTCCTCTTTTAAATTTGTTTGTAGCTCTTTCTGATCCATACTTAATTTATTTTTAGTTCCTTCTTCATCTAATATAAATTTATTGTTTTTTAATATTAATTCATAATGTTTAGTTGTATTTGTTTTATATATGTCATTAGTATATTCATTGTATATAAATAATTTAAAAAAAGTATTATTTGATATTTTAGTTGTATCATTATCATCTATATAAACGCACATATCTGTAAATATTTTTTCTTCTTTTGTTTTAAATAGTTCTTTCGTGCTCTCAATTAATTCTTCTAAATATTTTTCTTGTCTTGCTTCTTTTATTGTTTGGGCTTCAAATAATGAACTATTATTAATAACTCCATTATATAAACATGTTATATCATTAATATTATTATATATTTCATCTTGTTGAATTGCCTCTGAATAATAATAAACATCTTTTATATTTCTGGTCCTTGTTGTTTGTTGATATATAGATGCAGGATTAATTGTCCGCCCCTTTATGAGTATGAACACGTCCTGCGGGGTTTCAATGCTAAAATCAACTGCAGTTGTGATTGATGGTGAATAAAAAACAAATTTATTTTTAAATTGTGTTGATGCATCAATTATTTCAAATAAATTTTTTGATGTAATGATTATAAATTTATCTTTTTTATTTTCAAATTTTTGGATCATTGCTTGATAATACCCGCTCACCGTCTCACAACTATCACATCCGAATAAAAAATATTCATCATTATTAATATTATTTTCAATTTTTTCAATAAATGTATTTTCATCTTTTATATTATGGGCCTTAACTCCTTCAAATTTACAAAACTCATTTTTAATAAATATTGTTGATCCTTCCTTAATATCAATTAAATTAAAAACATTATCAGAAATCAATGCATCCGACCCGATTAACTTTTTGCAGTTCTTAATTAGTCTTATTAATAAACTAAATATTTTTTTTAAGTCTGGATAATTATTATTATTTGTTAGATGTTCAATAAATGAGTTTATTTCATCAATATATATAATATAATTGTTTATGTCATCATTTGTTAAAAATGATAATTTTAATAAACTATTAATACATATTGAATAATTAATATCGAGTTTAAAATTTTCTTTTTCATAACTAACAATATTAATATTATTTTCTGAAAAACTTTTTATTAATTGGTGTCCTAGTGTCTTTCTTGAGATAATAGTTAATAATTTAATATTTGGATGTTTTGCCATATATGTTGAAATATGAGTTGCCGTTGCTGTTGTCTTGCCGGTTCCCGTGCATGATTGTAATAATATTTTTTTGTTTTTTGATAAATCATTATAATCAAATTGTTCTGATTTAATTTTTTTATCAAATAGATATTTATTATTAAATGTTTTATCTGGTTTATGGTTTTGAATAGGATTATATTCTTTATACATTTGGTACCCAGTAATATTTTTTAAGTAATTAATATCAAATATTATTCTTTTAGTGCTTCTCCATATGCTATAATTTTTATTTCTCTTATAATTTTTAGATGTTTGTGACCATTCGTCCCATAATTTAAATTTATCATAACCTTTTAATATATTTGTAATTATTATCCATCTATCATAGTCATTAAGATAAGACTCGTCCAGCATATCTAACATTATTTTAAATTGTTCATCCGTAGCAAATGTTGTACTCTTATTAATTATTTTTATATCTTTATGTTTTATGGATATCTTTCCTTTTTTTGTAATTGTTAATTTTTGACCAGTATTGCTTATTAAAAATGATTCTTCTGGGACATATTGGTGGATAAAATCTTTATATTCTCCATTTATAATTATATGCTTGTGCGGTTTATCTTTATTTGTTTGGCTTGGTAGTCTATATAATCTATTATCATTATAAACCCCATCATCGATAAAAGCAGATAATAGTGGATTAAACTTTTTCATTTTAATAATTATTTGGTGCATGTCTTTTAAGGTTGAATTAATTTTAGGGACTGTTATATGATAAGATAAAATATCATCGGGTTTTTTAGAAAGTGTAAATTTAATATCCGTTCTATCTAGCTCTACAATACTTTTAAAAAAGTCTTGAATCATTTCGATTGATTCTTCAACATAATCGCCGTCGATCTTTTTGTCATGATATATTTTTATTTTGTCTAAGTCTAAATAAAAAATAGTTAGTTCATCATTTTTCATCAATAGGTGGTATCCTTCATTCTTTAACAATTCGGTTGATATATTGTCTAGCGTGTCTTCAAATGGTACTAATAAGGATCGCTTTGTATTATTTGGTGTATAGTCTTTTATTTTATAAATTTTATACATTTCTATTATTATTATTATATTATATAATTATTTGTTTAAATAAGTTTTTCTATATAAAATATTTAATTAATTATTATTAAAATTGAATGTACTAAAAATTAAATTTACTAAAACGCCCCACAATTAATCTAATATTGGTTCATCATTTTTTGTATAAATTATTTTTGTTCTTATTTTAGATGAATAATTATTAATAAAAATAGCCTCCCGTGCATTACTCAAAAATGTTTTATTATAGTATAATAACATTTTTGAGGAGTTAAAAATAAAAAATGAATATGATAATTTTTGGTGTTTTAAAGTAATATAGAAAAATAATAATTATATAGAAGTATAATATATATAATGGATATTCTAATTGATACAAATGAAATTATGAAAAAAAATTATTATTCTGAGTCAGTAAAAAGAGCACAAAAAAAATATTATGAAAAAAACAAAGAACTAAAAGCAAAAAAAAGCATTGATAGATATAATAATAAATGTAAAGATAATCAAGAATACAAAGAAAAAAAAGCACTATATTCAAAAAAAAGATATCAAGAAAAAAAATTATTAAAACAAAATGAAAATTGAATATACTATTAAAAATAATTAGTAGTAATTATTTTTAATTAATACATTTCTATATAAAAAAATATCTAGATTAAATATATATATAAAAATAATCATGAATATGCCTGAAGAACTACAAAAAATAATTAATGACTATGCAAGACCATTAACCCGACCTGACTGGAGAAGGGGAGCAAATTTTAATATAAATAATGACTGGGTTAGACGGTTAGTTTATAATTTTTTAACAGATAAGGCGTATCGACTAGCAAATGATAATAATATATTATATTATGAGTATGATAGATATATCCAAGAGCAATATGGAGAAGAGATAGACCAACACCAACAATTAATAAATTATTTAAATGAATATGAAAACTAAATAATATTAAATATAAATATGATATAATAATATATATGATATTTGTATCGCTAGAACAATCTAATAAACCTAATAAAAAATATATGATTAAATTTTTAGATCCAAAAAGAACTATCCATTTCGGTTCAAAGAAATCAAAAACATTTTTAGACCACAATGATGCAAAAAAAAGATTTAATTATTTAAAAAGACATATCCAAAACGAAGACTGGAACGACCCACTTACTCGCGGAGCATTAAGTGCATATTTATTATGGGGGTTTAGCACTGAATTATCTACAAACTTAAAATTTTTTTTAGACTCATTTAATATTAATTATAATGATAATGTATTTAATTAATATTATATAGATTAATTATTTTTTTAATCTATAACAATATATATATAATGAGTATTAAAAATAAGAATCATTTTTTTATGGCCTACGTGGGAAATAAAAGAAATGAATTTAATGAGCTATATGAGATGATAAAAGATAATTTAGAAAATATTGATACTATTATCGAGCCCTTTTGTGGTTCTAGTGCTTTTTCTTATTTCTTATCCCTGAAGCATCCAAAAAAATTTAAATATATTCTTAATGATGGGGATACTTCTTTAATTGAATGTTATAAAATATTTCAAGATGATGATAAATTAAATGATTTAATAACTGCAATGGACGGCTTTTGTTTGAATATAGATAAAGAAAAATATAATGCATTATGTAAAGTGGATCATATTCATAACTGGTTTTTAAAGCATAAAATATACTGCATGAGACATGGTCTATATCCAACTAAAGGAAAAATTAACACCGATTTTAAAAAATTAAAAACAGTACCAATTATTAATTTTTTAAAAACAGAAAATATTGAATTTTCAACTAAAGATGGTGCTGAAATAGTTGAAAAATATAAAAATGATTCTAATGTTTTAATGTTTTTAGATCCACCTTATTTATTATCATGCAATGCATTATATGAGAATGCATCCGGCAATATATATGAATATTTGTATAATAATAATATTAGTAATTATAGTGCAAAAATATATTTAATCTTAGAAGATGTATGGATTATTAAGTTGTTGTTTAAAGAACAAATTAAAAAAATATATAATAAGCACTATGAGATGAGCAGAAGAAATACAAATCATATAATTATTTCAAATTAAATTAAATTCTATTATTAAAAAATATCATATTGTTCTTATTTTTATTAATAGCTTTTTTTATTACATTGTTTTATATAAAATAAATATATAATATAATATAATATATATTATCATGAATGAACCAAAAACACTATGGCACACAATTGAAATTAAAGTTCCCGCTGACATGTTAGTAAAGACACCGAGCGGACGGGTATCTTTACGAAAAACACTCACTAAAACTTTCAATATTTCAAAAGCAAATAAGCAACCAGCGATTAAACTGACGCCGGCTAATGTCAATCATGCAGAAATAATCAACGATGGAGCACAAACAACAAGAGCAAGAATGCGACAAATGATTACTAAAGCACCACTACCAGCACCAGTTAAATTAAAATTAAAATCAATGAAAAATATAAATAAAATGATCGATGAATTTCAATTATATTTAAAAGATTTAAAACCAATGGAGCTACCAGTAAAAGTTAAAAAAGAAGTAAAAGCACTAATAAAAGAGGTTGAAGTAGTAAAAGAAACAGTTAAAAAAATAACTAAACAACCAAAAATTAAACAAGAAAAAAAAATTAGAAAAGAAAAACCAAAAAGCACAGAAGTCAAGAAAATAGAAAAGAAAATGGACAAATTATTATATCATGGTTCTAATAATATGTTATATATGAGAATATCCGAAGATGATGCACGTGAAATTATGAAATATGCAAAAGAAATCCAAAATATAACTAAAAAACCATATCCAGCATTTAGAATGACAGCAGAGGATCAATTAATTTCAATTGATACAATAGAAGGCACACCAGACGGACACATTGAAATTATAATCGACTATGATGATTAAATATTATTGAATTCTGATATAATAATATTATTTGAACTATTACTCGAATTTATAGTCGAGTTATCATCAAAAGTTATTATTAAATTACTAATATTTAATAAATCTTTTTTAATATCCTTAATTAATATAGATGATTGTTCTATTAATTTTGTATATTCAGAAAAACACTCATCCAGAAATAATCGCGGATTACTGTCGAGCGGTTTTAATGATACCATTTTAAAAATTGTAATGGACAATATATAATAACTTTTAGACAAGTCTATTTCATTATTAATATTAGATGATAAATTAAAATATAATTTTGTTGAACTCAATATTGTAATAAACATACTAATCGCAGTTGTTATTATTGATACATAATCGGGCGGTATTGTACCTAAAGTTTGAAAAGAAGCAGAAAAAACTGAACATATTATGATCGGCAAATCAAAAAGTCTAGATAATTTTAAATAAGCATTATATTGTTGAGAATGCTTTTTATTAAGTGCAATGGCGTTCCATCTTATTCTATCTAATATATTAATAATATTATCATCCCAATTATAATTCATAATTTTTATATATAATTATAGTATATAATATAATGAGTAATCAATGCATTTTAAATAAAAACAAAAACAAACAAAAAAAAGAATATAAAGGCGGTAAAATCAGTGCATCAAGCTTAAATAAATTTATTAAAGCATCATATAAAACAAACAAAGAAGCACCAGAAGAAATAGATGGATATATTATTGATAAAAAAATATCAAACCAATTCGGAAAAGTTTATCATAATCCAACAACAGGCAAAGCGGTGGTCATACATAGAGGAACAAAAGGAATAAAAGACTGGACAAATAATGTAGCATATGGTTTAAGCATGTATGAACACACTGGCAGATATAAAAAAGGAAAAACAATACAAGAAGAAGCAGAGGCAAAGTACGGAAAAAATAATATAGACACGGTCGGACACTCACAAGGAGCAGTACTAGCCAGAAAATTAGGAAAAGATACACAAAATATTATAAATATTAATCCATCATCTAAAGGAGAAGTAAAAGAAGAAAATGAAATAATTATTAAGTCAGACTTAGACCCAGTATCTATATTGCAACCAACAGATGAAAAAGATATAATTATCCCACATGATTCTTATAATCCATTATCAGAGCATAGTTCTGATATATTAGACAGATTAGACCCAGAACGACTAATCGGAGGCAAAATGACAAAGAAAAGATTAAATACACTACAAAGACAAAGTGAATTATATGAATTATTATTAAATTTTGTAAATGAATTATATCAAATTAAAGCAACCCGTGCTGATTATTTATTTGTTATTAAAGAACTTAGAGCAATTATGAACCATTTATATAAACCAAAAGAAAGAAAACAAAAAATATCAACAAAAAAGCAAATAATTGTTGATAATTTTGAAAAATTATTAGAACAAACAATAGCACTAGCGGATGATGCAGAAAATGCAAAATATGAAGATTTAAGAGATGAGGTACCCCAACTAAAACAAAAAATTAAACAAATAATATATAATGAGCCACCAACAATACAATCCCACCAACCCGAACAGCTACAAGCATTTATGGAGAAATATCTAAAATCATTTCAACCAACAGAAAAAAAGAAACCAATGCTATTATTAAAAAATGAAGGACACGAAGAAGAAGAACTGCGAAAATTAATAGAAGGCGAGACACTATTAAGACAAAAAGCAAACAAAAAAAACGCAGATGCAGAAGCGACTAAATTTTTAATTAAAAAAACAAAAGAAGCTAAAAAGAAAAGAGATGCAGATATAAAATTAGAAGAAGAACTACATGCACAATTAAATAAAAATTATGATGAAGAACAAAAGAATTATAAAAAAGCTAGTTTATTTAATAAAATTGTAAGTTCAGATAAAATTGCCGATCTACTTGATGCTTATTTATTACCAAAAAAACAATCAAAAGCAGAAGCACATGATTTTTTAAAAGATATAGCAAGAATACAAATAAAAAAAGAAAACAAAAAAAACGCAAACGCAGAAGCGACTAAATTTTTAATTAAAGAAACAGAAGAAGCAAACAAAAAAAGACATGTTGATAGAATAGAAACTAAACAAAAAGATGCACATAATTTTTTAAAAGATATATCTAAAAAAGCACTAAAAGAAGAAGCAAATATAGATGCACATGATTTTTTAAAACAACTAGCAAGAAAACAAACAAATAAAGAAACTAAACAAAAAGAAAAGTCTGATATATATTATAATCAAATTAAAGATTATAAGTTAAAAGACTTAGTTCCAATATTAAGAACACTACAAAACAAACTTCCAAGAAAAATACAAGAAGGTCCAGAATTTAAAAATATACATTTAATGAAGCGGACAGTTGTTATATCATTATTACAAAAATATAAAAACTATCTAAAATAATATGTTAGTGCATCATTTTTATGATATATTTATTTTTAGTTTATTAATGAACTAAAAATAATTATTTAAAATAGCCTCCCGTGCATTACTCAAAAATGTTTTATTATAGTATAATAACATTTTTGAGGAGTAAATATTAATCATTATAATAAAATTGGATATACTTATTTATAATGTTTTTGAGTAATTAAATTAATTTCTTAATATATATGCTTCTTTTTCTGATAAAATTACTTTAGGATAACTTTTTATGACGGTTGTCCATCTAGAATCTAATGATTTTACTTTTTTAATTTGATTCTTATCCAGCCCTAGATATGAATCTAATATATATTTTAAGCTTCTATTTCCGGCACTAGCACTGAAAAATGTAATCGAATGGGCTTCATTTAAAATTAATTTTGTTTCATTCCCGTTGCAACTGACATGGTAAGTAATAATACAACTAATATTATAGTGCCGACCGCATTGTAAAATATTATTCATAATTGTCCATACTTTTTTTTTTAATTTTTTATTTGATATATTATCAACATCATCAAAAATGACTAAACTGTCCTTAAATTCTTCAATCGGGATATCATCATCTTCTAAAAATGCATCATCTAATTTAATTCTATTTAATTTTTTAACCGAATCAATTTCTTTATCCTCGGTAATTGTAGAAAATAAATAAACATTTCTTTTAGGATATATATCATTATATGATTTTGCATAATTCATAGTATAGTAGCTCTTACCCGATCCCGATTGTCCGAAAATAAATAAAATATCCCGTTCTTTATTTACATTTGGCACCTGTTGAAAACATTCATTATTTTTTAAATCGATACTTTCTTCTCCGTTCCTTGCTTCTTGTCCTAAATATAAAATTGGTACATGTTTGTTCTTACTATTTTTATTTTTAATTATCGCGATTGGTTCTCCGTTTCCTTCTAGATTTAATTTATAATTAGACATATATATTATATTATATTTAATTTTGGGTATATCTATCTGTAATTAAATTTATATATATTTTTTTAGCTTCTACATTAACAATATTATATAAATCATTTCTTAATTTTTGGATTGCATTCCTCATTTTAGATTTATCATTTATATTATTAAGCTTATCTATTTTGTTTGAATAATTTAGTTCAACTACACTACTCAAATTATATTTAATTAATTGTAAGTTATATTTTATATCATTTATATCAACTGGTCTAAAAGTTTGGTCTAACAATAATAATAAAACATCAAACTCCGATCGCCCTTTGTTCATTAGCCCGACATAACTATTAAAATAATTAATTAATTTATGACGCAACTTTTTATTTGTTTGTTGTAGTTCATTTATTGTAAATATTCTTTTTAAAACTTTCATATAATTGTTGTCTTTTAATAATTCATCAATATCTATTATTATATTTTGAATAATATATTTAATTTCAAGTTCTTCTGGATAATAATTAGATATATCTCCGAATTTAAAAAAATATGTATCAGTAATATCCATAAATGCACCATCAATATTTGCTATTATATCCAGTTTAATTGTTGATTTTTGTTTTAAAGCATCAACAAAGCGGACACCATTATTTATTCCTTTTATTATATCATTATATGACCATCTTAGTGGCTCTCCGTCTTTTGTTCCGCATTTGAAATCTAATATAAATATATTCTTATCTTTTTTTGCATTAATAAATTTTTCTTTGAATATATTATAAATACTTTGACTATTATCTTTTTTAAAATTATCTATTTCATTTAAGTCATAATCAGCACTATAAAATACTGGTTTAAAATTTGCACTACCTAATATATTATATTTTCCGGTAATAGTCATCATATTAAATAAATTTTGTAGTCTTTCTGTGTAGTCTGTGTGTGTTCTGTAATCAATATTCATATTATATATAATATATTTTTTTTATTATCTATTTTTCCGTTTTTAACATTACTATTAATAATAGTTCAGTTCATCATTTTTTATGTATATTATTTTTAGTTCATTAACTAACTAAAAATAATTATTAAAAATAGTCTCCCGTGCATTACTCAAAAATGTTTTATTATAGTATAATAACATTTTTGAGGAGTAAATATTATTCATTATAATAAAATTGAATATACTTATTTATAATGTTTTTGAGTAATTAATAATATTTCTTTTTATTAATTCTTTTTCTATATTTACCATTAATATTATTGTTCTTTCTGTATCTTCATTTACTTTCAACATATATCGCACCAGTTTTTCATCATATTTAATTTTTAGTTCTAATAATTTTTCATCACTTAATATTTCAATTGAATCCATTTATATATAATTATAGTTTAAATTTTAATGGATGTGTATTTCTAAAACTATTACTGTCGCCGAGTGTCATAAAATTTAATTTATATTCATTATTACCACGCCCCGCTCCGACTAGTTGTTCTGGTGCGTCCGATGATGGTGTTAATACATAATTAAATTTTTGAAACCGATCAATAGCTAGTTTAATATCTTCATATAAATCAACTGCACCGTCCATTAAATATTCATATAAGACTGGATCATTATCATTAATAATAACTGTATTTGTTAAATTAAATAATAATTTATTATCATCCAGCATATTTATTTCTTTTTTAAAATTAGTATTTAATTTTTTTATCTTATCTATATTTTTGGATGTTAATGATGCAAGGTCCCCCGCTATATATTTATTAAACATTATATTTGCATCACTTATTTGTTTAATTAATAGTGTTGCTATTTTAAAAAAATGATTTTGATTTAATTTTGATTTTTTAGTTTTTTTTGTTGAATCTGGTGTTAGTGTTGAAACTTCCCCGTCCGACGATTCTTCATCTGTATCTTCTTCATCTGAATCGCTATCAACCTTACCCCCTAATAATATTGTACCATATTTTTTATTATAAGCATTTGCGATTGACGGTGGTTCTAGTCTTCTTGTAAATTTTTTAGTAATTCTTGGTTGCACTCCTGCTCCCTCATACATTTTTTGGGCGTCCTTTGTTAGGTCATCATTTATATTTGTTATATTTGCATTAATTAATTTAAATATATTTAAGAATTCATTTATAAATTTTGGTCCATCTCCTGTTATTGCATCACTGTTTTGTAATTGTTCTTCTATGACTGACTGTTTAGACATATTATCTAATGCGATTCTGTTTGCTCTCTTAGATGCACTTATTATTGAATCATTTGAATAATCATTGGTCTGACTAAATAATTGTGGCATTATATATATATATTAATTAAGATATTTTTTTAATATAAATTATTATCTTTTATATATTTTGATGCTTCTCCGAGTTTCATTCCTTTTTCGTTCATTAATTTTTTTACTAATACTGCTCTTCCATTTTTAACTCCTGCTCCTCTGATTTTGGGTCCTTCTAGTACTTTCATTAATGCTTTAGGATATGACATTTTTCCGACTCTTGCTGTTTCTGTTGTTGATGATAACATTGCCCCGCCCCTTGTTCTTCTTCTTCTTCTTCCTCCTGCAATTTCTGCAATTGGTACTAATGCATTTCCGATATTCTCTGTTATTTTTAATGCTTTGTTAAATCCTTTAAGAACTGGATTTTTCTTTCCGCCTATAAGTCTGACATAGGGTGCTCCGGCTTTTAATACTCTTTCACCTAAAACTAGACTATCGCCTAGTCCTCTTACAAATCCGTGGTTGAATGTTTCTTTTTTACCTCCGCTCATTCTTGGTCTACCTCTTTTTCTACCTCCTGCCATTTCTGCTATTGGTGCTACTGCATTTCCGATATTTTCGCCCTCCTTTAATGCTTTATTGAATCCTTTATCAAATCCTTGCATAAATGATTCTTTTTTCCCCCCGCTCATTCTTGGTCGCCCTCTTCTTCTAACTCCCGATCCCTCTAGTGCTAAATTTTCTAAATCCCGATTCATATTATTTAATTTAAACATTGCGTCGCGTGGATTATGGTCTACTAATAGTGTGGCGGGATATGTGTAATCAGTATTATATGGCAGTGGATGGTCTCTTGGTATTTTCCCACCCATCATAACCGGCTGTGCTAGATGATTAATCATATTAAGTTGATTTAAATTTATTTGATGTGCGATTCCTTTCTTGTAGCGTTCTTCTGCTACCATTTGTTTATTGTTGTTTATGTGTTCATGTGATTCTTCAACATAATTGGATAAATTTCTATTCATTTTATATATATATATTGTTGATAAAGATATTAAATATATTAAATAAAAAATTAATATTATTTACTGGTTGAAGCAGTAAAAAATTTAGATGTTTTTATTAAGTTTTAAACTTACAAAAAACATATAAAATTTTTAGATGCAATTCTAACATAAAAATAATAATTAATTATTTTTATTTCAGATGTAAAATATTATTTATGATATAGTATAAGGTTTTATTTTATGCTAGATGGCGGGATAATCTTGATCGCCCACCGCTCATCACGCCCCCCGACGATACTCCGCCCATTGCTCCGAGTTTTTTCTTTAAATGTCTAGATATTCCATGAATACCGCCCATTCCTCTATTAGACAATTTTCCGCCTACTAAATTTTCATATTCAGACTGGTCTAATTGCGGTACTGGATTTTGTTCTTTAGTTGAAAGAACCATCTCTTTTGTTAGAAGTCCAGTGAAAATTTGACTGGTACCGCTTTGAGTGCAAAATATACCACTGTTTAGTGTAATAATTACTATTTCAGGTGTTATTGCGAACGGGAACTGATTTAGTATGTCCAAATTAAATTGAAATTGATACTGTCCTAGGGATGAGGCACTTAAATATGATGGTAAAGAAAAATCATAAGAAGGGTCTAGAACTAACATAGAACCAGTAGTTGATATATTACCTACTAAGTCGCCGAGAGTGTTGTTTGTATAAGCATTTCCGCCAAATTCATAAAATGATTGAGATGAACCATTTTTTGCACTCATATTATATAAATCTTGTTGAGTTGCAGTTGCGAGAAGCCCACTTGCGTTATTAAATGTTACTCTAATTCCGCGAATAGTCAAAAATGATGAAGTATTTGCGATTGTTTGTAAAGACATCGGCACTCGAGCACAAATTAAAATTAGTTCTGGTATTTGATTCAATTGAATGGATTGCGATGTAAGAGAACTAGTACCAAACGCGGCTATTGCTACAGTAGAAGTAGAATTAGATAAATATCTAGGATATTCCAA